CTCCTTGTCAGGCATGGTATACACCTGACCATGGGCTTCCAAAAATTCTGAAGCACCCTTAATTGTGAAATCCTTAATGTCGGTTCGAACCGATCCTATATTGTCATCGCCATATGTCATCAACTTCACACAATCACGGAAAGATAAACATTTACCACTGCGTGGCATGTGTTCACTGTAGAAATAACATCTCAAATTTAAGCTACCACAAATACCGTTCAAAATCACGGTCAAGGAATTCCCAGAAATATGAGAACCAGAATTCAGGCTTATCAAATCCCCGTTGAAAGCGATGACTGCATAAACCAAATCACCAGCCATTGATTCCATCACATTAAGGTCCTCCTCACTGTAATCGCAACATCGCGCAAAATCAATCAAAATGCGCAACGCCGCCAATAACAATTGTGAGGGCAATTTTTGATCATATTTACCATAATCTCCGCCAATCAATCTATCCTCACCAAAAGTGTATATGTGCTCGTGTAGCTCATTCCATTCGGGTCCATGACTGTTGATACCAACTGCACACTCTGAAATTTTGGGATAAAACTGCAAGACGCGCAAAATTGGAAGAAAATATTTGCGAACTAAAAAGGTAAGTGCCACTGGGTTGCTATAAAATATCCGACATTTCCTTTTGTCAAGAACCTCATCTTTCTTACAAGCTTTTGCAATGGGATAAGCTCGTTTTCCTTCACGGTAACATGTCAATAATCTGTCAATTTCTCCCTGGACAACTGCCTCAGGCTCGACAACCTTTGTGTATTCCCCTAAGGGCTCAACATCAACCAAATACTTTTCTTTCTTCCCAACCAAGGGAAAACCCACTGAAGTGTTGGTCTTAATCCTGTCAATGAACTTCTTGCCAGGAATACCATTCCAATTTTCAATATCTGTCAATGGTCTAGTGTCATTCCACATTTCATGCTTAAATATAGGTGTTAATTCTGATTTGTAATCAGTAATTGCCCAATACAATAATTCAGGACTAAACATTTGACCAGGAACCGACATATTTGCCAAACATTTCTGCCAAGGCTCCCATTGGGGCGACTCGATAGGTTTGCAAAAGATATTAGGAAAATCCATGACATCCATCACGTGTTCAGAAATGGGCGTGGGTTTAGCTGACGACTTAAAAGTCGAATGCCCAATGCAAGTACCATGCCAAGCAATTTGAGAGCCATGTGGCATAAATCTTACGGGGCTCTTCTTGTGCAAAGCCTTACTGGTCATAATAGGTACACCCATAACATTCTTCTCGAAATTATCAGCCGTGCCCGAGAACATAACACCCTCCAATCCTTTCAAGAAAATGAGGCCTCGTTTGTACTGGTCCAAGGTGAGTGTACCCGCACAGCCCTCATTGGTTTCTGCTTTGCCACCAAGATGCACGCCAAGTATAATTGGCTTGTGTTCAGCAATTGCTGTTGCCCCACACATACCGGCAAACGTTGTCCCAGTATATTTGTGATACTCAAAGCCATAAAAACGGGCTTTACTATGACCTGTCTCTCCAAATTTAGCCAAACCATTTGAAAAGGAAACACTTCCCATCTTGTCTCTGTGAATCATGATAAATTCACATTTGGACAACAAACCATCTGGTAAATATCTTGTCAAATCTCGAAACGATCCACCATTGGGCACATAACACATCGCAATATCAGTGCCAGGCACAAAATATGCTGTACTTTTGCTCAAAATTGCAGAAAATTTACCACCATTAGCATCAGGATCTGTATATATGAAATCAACATCTAATTCATCGTCAATAAAATAATGCTGAGGCAATAACAATAAATTCGATCTCAAAAACAAACAATTTGCAGCCATTCGTCCTTCAGAAGTCTTAATGGATGCATATCTCAAATTCGTCAGTAACATATCCTTCAACTGTGTCGATGTGGTATTCCTTGCGACGCTCTGCACAGGCAATGGACGCTCAACGATCGGCGTCCAAGGACTAACCTCCGCATCTCGTTTTTCCACTTCTTCTCGCGTCATAGGATGCAATGAACCATGCGCTTCGAGGGTATTTCGCTTCTTACGCCAAGCTTTATACACTCGTGAAATTCCGTAAAGGACAGCAATAATGCCTCCAGCTTTACACAAATTGCCAATATGCCGATTGCGCAAATCTTCAAACATTGGCGCAATTGTATTGCGCCTACGCAACTCTTTGCGAAACTGGTGTTCGACAATGCGAACCATTGTTCGCTGCACGCAACATCCACCAAACAGGGATATTGGCAAAAGTGGTTTGAACATGATTGGATCCCTATTACGAACCATATAGCATGTAGCCCCAATTGATGTCCACAATGCAACTGTCAATCGCACATACCGGAACTTCAATCTACTCTGTGATCCAAGCATACAAAATTGGAAAAATCTGTCATTGTTTAACCATGGTGTAGGAACCAGAGACATCCAATCCCAATGGCGAGAGAACTTCCTTCCAGCACGCAATATCATATAAGCAGTGAGACTCTCAGTTGCAGTACTCAGGCCAAACAAATCGTTGGATATACGATTATAAATAGTCTGGCCTGACTTCTCAATGCTACTAACAATCTCTTCCCCCCAATGGGGATCGTAGTCCTCCAAAGGATCATCATCATCATCATGAAATCGACTCAAATCCCCAAAAACGCTAAAACCAGCAAGAGGATCACCATCAGCGATTTCCCTTTCCTGGACCATGGCGAGACAGGCCTCAATTTCGTCATTTGAAATCTCTCTGTGAACAACGCTGCACATTTCGGAATTAACAGTGTCGCCATCGGAATTTTCATCCTGCGAACTATCATAAAGTTCTTCCACACTATCAACATCGGTAAAATTGTGCTGTTCAAGATCGCGCAAACAAATTACTGAATCACAGCAATCCTTGTGTTTCTTGCAATAATCTTTTATCTGTCTACATCCATCAATACCACACAATTCGAGCTTTCGTTGACGCAATTTCATACGTTCAATAATGCCTTCCTGTGTCTGTTTGTGTCTATGAAACTTATCAATCATGAAATTTAAAACAGTTTCAAAGTCAACATCCTTCAATTCAACGCCGTTGTATTTCATAGGTTCATAGGGTGCTCGACTCGTCAATTTTTCGGGCATAACAGCCCTTTCAACGGTCAGTGTCCAAATGTCGTCAAACAAAGGCGGTTCACTCATGCCTTCATACGCAGCATCTACCAATTCACTGTTAACTCCTATGGGTCTTCCCTCAGAATCCAAATATTGGAATTCTCGCTTGGCATTGACAGTAATGACAACATGCATGCGTCTCTGCACAGAATAAGGACAATTGGAATACGCACGCGCATCCAAATCTTTGATGTTTGTTGTAACCATCATAATTTCAGGCTCAACAAAAACCTTCCCTTTGCTGGACAAATCGGCCATGTTAGCATAAAAAGCCTGGTTGTTGCAGATGTCAATAATGGCACGCGTAGGTGGCCTTTCGACAAAATCTGATTTCTCATTCGCCAGATCATCAACTGTCATCACCACCTTATCGGTGGTCCAAGTCGACATATATCTGTCAGCCGCATTTAAACTAGCTTGATATTCCTTGCCAGTTGGTAGTCCAGCGCTAGTCAATAATGCAGAAAGGATCTGCTCAGATATAATTGTCTTACCCTGGCTACTAGGTCCAAAAAGCTCTATTGTAAAAGGAGACTTTCTCACTCCACTGCTTATCTTCATTGTAACGTAATCGTTCTTCATATTCAAAAGACGCATGAATTTGTCCTGAACCACCTTTTTATCAAATCCCTTTAAATTAGGTAATAAAGAACGTATTTGGGTAGTCAACTTCTCCAAACGCCTATCAAATTCATTCTCTGACACACCACGAACTTTCATGAGATTCCCATTTTGCACGAGATCCCAATAAGAGCAAATCAATGCATACTCTTCATCAAGTTCAAGTGCAGCAGTGTCATTCACAATCAATGGCTTAAGAGATTTCTTCTCATGACACAT